CCTTTCTTCTATATAATTTTGGAGTCTGCCGTGTAAAGTCTCAACTTTAACGGGACAGGCTATAACTGCACCATTATCAAGGATTACCACAGAGTTAGTCCGTCTGCCATGGGTTGCGTCAACGAACTTTCCTGGTTCTGTGCTGTCTCTGGCTTCTCTTACCAGTCTTTTGCTTGCTGTGGAATTATACTTCATAACGGCTGTAATCTTATGAATGGGAATATAAGTGGCAAATCCCAGGTGCAGAAGGGCATAATCGTTAGTTTTTGGCACTTTTTCACTCCTTTCTCCTTCCCTTCTCTTTACTGCGGGGTATTTTGAAGCTCTTCAAAGCAATCTAAACAGATTCTGCGGTTGTTTAACTCTTTAAATTTGCCTGAAATCAGGGTTTCAGTGCATATCAAGCAGGTATTGTAGTATTTTTCCAGGAAAATTGCTTCTTGTCCTGCTTCGTCTCTGCCTATATTCATGCGGACAAGCTCTCCTGGATGGACTCCTATACTGGCTAACATAGTTTTTGGAACTCTGATGACTCCATTTTGGGGTATTCCTCTAACTATCCCAAACTGATGTTCCCCCTCACTGTTATTTTTTGGCTTTTTTCAGCCTTTTTTGGACTATTTACTGGTTATATTATCATAATCAGGGTAAAAATTCAATAAAATTTCATAATTTTCTAAAGAAAATTTTTGTACAATTTGACTTATTCCTCCATGTATGTTATAAAGGACTTATAAGGAAGTAATCGGTAGGTAACGGGCAAGTAACCAGGAACTTTTATACATATAACGCCCTACTTTGAAGGGATTTTGTAGGGGCTTAGGAGGCTAATTATGGGACTTACAGAGCTGGAAACCAGGGTTTTAAAGGCAGCTTCCAAGGAATCTGGAAGAAGGTTGACTGTGGAAGAACTGTCCAAAAAGGTAGGTTGTAGTCCTGGGACTATATACCAGAGGCTCCAAAACAAGGAGTTTAGACAGCTTTTCATGGAAACTATGAGGAATTCGGTAGCCGAATCGGTTCCTGAAGTGCTAAATGCCTTTTCGGATAAAGCCAAAGAAGGTGAATTTAAGCACGGCAAACTGCTTCTGGAAATTGCTGGTATATATGAGGAGAAGAAGAACATTACTGCTGAAGTAGGAATCACGGAAGAGTCTCCGTTTAAAGACGAAAAAGAAAGCAAGGAATTTTTGAAGAAAACTCTCGCCAAGGCAATAAGTGAGGAGGAATCTGAATGAACGCAGAAACCTTAATGATTTTGATAGCCTTTGGTGTGGGTTTTTTGTGTGGAGGGGCGATTGTCCTGATTATAGATTCTAAAGTTAAAAAAACATGGACAGATATTACATTTGACTTTGACGAACAATCACAAGACCCCCAGCCACAACAAACACAAAAGAAAGCACATGAAGGACCTCCAAGAATGATGGGTTCTATATTCAAAAGAAGCGAAAAGGTAAAACGCCCTGACCACAAGAAGGTAAGGAGAAATAGAACTCCAAGTTATATGAGAGAGGTCAACGACGCTGCCACAAAAGGAGAAGACTTCAATGAGTATTAAATCTTCTCACGAAACCAAATACAGAGCTTTTCCAGATATGAGTTGGAAAGAAGAAGAGGCAATCAAGAATGAAGCCCGACAGCTCTGCAGAGAAGATTTACATTATCTGGCAAAAGATGTTTTGGGATATAACAGAATAACAGAACACTATCATAAGCAGATGGCTATGGACATTGACAGTCCCAGATACAGGTTTAAGCTGTTGTTACATCCAAGGGGACACTTCAAAAGCACTCTGGGAACAGAGGCTCGGTCAATTCAAAAACTGCTGAGAAATCCGAATGAGAGAATTCTTATAACAAATGCTAAACTGGATAACTCCAGGAAGTTTTTGAGAGCTATAGCCAATCACTTTCACAATAACTCCAAGTTCAGATGGCTGTGTAGAGGCTGGTGGATGGATAACTATGCTACCAAGTATCACCAGGCAGAGTTTGGAGACAAGCTGGACTGGGTAATGAGAGATACGCAAGACGAGTTTACACTTCTGAGACCTTATGAGGGCAGAGAAGGGAGTATCACCACAGGTTCTACAGAGTCTTCACTGGTTTCACAGCACTATTCTTGTATAATTGCGGATGACTTGATTAACCGTGACTTTGTTAGAACAGCCGATATGATTGAAAAGTCAATTCTCTACTTCAAAGACTTACTTGACTTACTTGACCCAGACGGAGAAATGGAAATCATTGGAACCAGATGGTCTCATGTAGATTTGTATAGATGGATTATTGAAGAGTTTGGTGGAGTTGCTTCTTTGAGAGTTCCCAAGAACTATCTGGAAGAGGATATTGTAGAAAGGTCACAAAATACTCCTGAGATTGAGAAGCAGTGGATGATTTCTATACACCCATGTTATAAGGAAGATGGGCAGCCAGTTTTTCCAGAGGAATTTACCAGGGAAATCCTGGAAGGACTGGAAAGAGCCAAAGGACCTTACGAATTCTCAGCTCAGTATTTACTTAATCCAACTCCAAAGGAACACCAGAAGTTTAAAGAAGAGTGGTTCCGTCCTGTGGACCAACTGCCAGAGGCTAAGGAACTTCAAATCTGCATAACTGTAGACCCTGCTAAATCTCTTGAGGATTCGGCAGATAACTCAGCAATAGTGGTCTGTGGTTATGACAGGAGAAACAACATGTTCCTTTTGGACGGATACGATGAAAAGTTAGACACAGACGAGCTTCCTGAAGCTCTCTTTGAAAAGGTGCGAGAATGGATGCCCTATGCCAGACATTTCCTTCCTGTGGGGTTTGAGGCAGTAGGTTTTCAAGAAACATACATCTACAACCTGGAAAGAATGATGATGGAAAGAAATTTCTTCTTTCCTATTGAACCAATCAAAAGGAGAAAGCAGTCAAAAGAAGAAAGAATTCTGCGACTGGTTCCACGAATTAAAAATGGATTCTACGTTCCCAGAAGACTTAATATAACTCCTTACTCTAAGAGAAATGAGCCATACGATTTGGTTCTAAGGCTCAAATGGCAGTTGTTAAATTTTCCCTTTACTGGAGATAGAGACGACCTGGCAGACGCTATGGCAGACCAGTTAGATATTGTAAAGGCTTCAAGCCTACCCAATGACCATGTTCCTCAGAAAGAGGAAAATGTGGTAGAGTTTACCCACAGGTCGGTCAGAGAAGACAGACGAAAGAGAAGAAAGGTGAATAAAGCCGATTATGGTGCGGTTAGATAGCTACAGACAGATAGCTACAGACAGATAGCTACAGACAAGGAGGAATATAATGTCTTTTACCCTTCCCTGGATTAAGAAGAAAAGAGAAGAAAGAACTGACAGAGACGCAAGAAGCCACAACACAGAAGAAGAAAACACTTTACTTGAAATAGCTCAAAGAAGGTTTGTTAATGCACAGTCAAGTAAGACCAACCTGGACGGCGAAGACCTGCACTCTGTATGGAAAGAATTTGACAAGATTTACAGGAATAAACAGTGGTCACAGCCAGCTCCTCCAGGTAAATCACAGCCTGTATTGAACTACACTTTGGCTTTGATAGAATCCGTGGTTCCTCGTATTACTGCGAATCACCCTGAAGTGCTGGTGGTTCCCAGGAGAGACCCAGCAAACAAGCCTTTAGCAGACCAGCTTACATATACTCACAGGTATTTATGGCACATCAATCGAATGTCAAAAATGTTACCTTCAGCTACAAGGTCCTGCCTGAAGTATGGAACGATAATCTTTAAGACTATCTGGGACCCAGACTTTTTCGATGACTACGGCGAAGTCTGCTATTCTGTAGTCCATCCAATGAACTTTTTCCCAGACCCAAGGGCTTATGAAGTAGACCAGATGGAATACTGTTTTACCAGAGTTCCAAAGGCTTTAGAATACTTCGAGAGAAGGTGGCCCGAAAAGGGAGGGCTGGTAGTTCCAGACCACGACTGGACAGATACAGAGCAGGTAGGAACTTCTGACAGCTACCAGGAAGAAGAAGTGGCTTCTTTAAATGAATACTGGTTTAGAGACGAAGAAGGTAGAGTCTGCTGTATGTATTATGCAGGAGATGTGGTTCTGGATATTATCGGAGGAGACTACGACGGAACTGGAGACCCAGTGTTTAAGCACAATAAGTTTCCTTTTGCGAAGTTTGTGGACTACGAAGTGGACAAGAACTTCTGGGGAATTGGGGAAATTGAGATAGCAGTTATGATTCAAAGACTCATTAACAGCTTTGAAGCCCAGATAATTGATAACACACGGCTTATGGCTAATAATGAGTGGGTAGTCAGCATGGCAGACTCAGGACTTACTGAGGACGACGCATGGATATTTGACAACAGACCTGGAAACGTGATTTTTACCCACAGGGACGGAGTCAGGAAAGAGCCAGGAACTCCGATACCACATCACATTCCAGAGCACATGGACAACCTGGTGTTTATGTTGGAACAGATACTTGGAGTCCATGATGTAGTGCAGGGCAGACGACCTGTGGGAGTCAGAGCAGCTTCGGCTATCATAGCCCTGCAGGAAGCAGCTAACGTAAGAGTAGAGCAGAAAATTGACAATCTTTCTGAGGCTTTACAGGATATGGTAGAACAGGCAACGTGGTTGATTTTGGCTAACTACGACGAGCCAAGGAGTATGAGATTGGCTGGTTCTGCAGTTCCCACTACCTTGAACATCAGGGAGATACTGGATAACAGAATGAGGGAACAGGCAGACGCTGTGGGAATGACTCCTGGCATAGTGGAAGAAATGGGGTTTGAGCCTGATACTGGAATCGACCAGCTTCCACAAATGCAGAGAGAAGAAGCCATGGACCAGGTTTACCAGGAACTCAGGTTCCCAGACTTTGATGTAGAGATTAAAGTTGGTCCTGGAATACCACAATCTCAAGCATTGAGATATGAACAGGCTAAGGAGTTCTTCCAGTTGGGAATTGTGGATAGACGGGCAGTATTAGAAGCTACCAACTTTCCTGGTTGGGAAGAGATACTTGCCAGAATGGAACAGCAACAAGCTCAGGCTGCTCAGGAAGAGCAGGAACAGCAGGAAGAAAGGGTTGGAGAAAGAACTTACGGCGGTCAGCAAATGAGGGGAATGTAGTTGAAACACCACTAAGAAAGGAGGATTAGTATGACTAAGAAAAATTATCCTTCCAAGAGCAAGGGAACTTTCTATCCTGGCTACAAGGATACTCAGGGACCTTCTCCTGGAGAGAGGTCAATGCAGACAGTTAGGGTTACTCAGAATAAACCTCTAACTGCTGAGAACATGCGAAAGCATGGTTCTAAATCACCGCTTACTGCTCAGAATATGAGAAAGCCTTTTGGATAAGGACCGCATTTTGAGTTTTCAAATAATCGAGCCTGACGAGGCGACAATACGGGAGTCCGACGGGACTATAAACACGGGAACCCGACGGGGTTAAAAAATACGGGAGGTTTTAACATGGAAGAATTAAGGCTGAGTTTACAGTTATTCGCAGAAGAGGAAGAACAGGAAGACGATTACCAGGAAGAAGAGTATGAAGAAGTAGAAGGTGAATATGAAGAAGGCGAAGAGGAAGACGAAGGTTCGAAAGACGACCAGACTCTTACTCTGACCCAAAGAGAGTTTGACGAAAAAATAAAACAATTAACCGCTAAGGAGAGGACGAAATTGGAAAAAAGGCTTTCTAAGCTGTTTGGAACTAAAGATTTGGAGTCTGCAGCTAACTACTATAAGGCTGGATTTGCAGTTTCGCAAGCCTCTCAAAAGACTCCACAGGAAGTAATTCAACGAGTTCAGGGAAGAGCTAATACTGGAAACCCTGGTAATCCTGGAACTACTGGAACTCCTGGAAGTGGCTCAGACCACTTGCAGCAGGAAATCAATGAAATTAAGGGTATTCTTTCCGAAGAACGAGAAGAAAAAGCTACTCAACAGCAGGAAAAAGAAGCTCGGAAAGAGTTTGGAAAACTCTACGATGAAAGTAAAGAAGACATTCAGGAGATAGCTGAAGACAAAGGCTTATCTCTTGTAGAGGCTGCCTCGATAGTATTAAGACCTCGTATGGCTGAGGTTATAGAAGAAAGGCAAAGAGCTAAAAAGAATATGCAAAAGCGTCGGAAGGTGGAAAGTTCTTCAGAAGCTCCTGCTAAGGGAGATAAAGACTTCGGCTCCAAGCTGTCCAATGACATGAAGAGGGCAGCTCAGAGAATGGGGCTTTCCTACAAAGAGTATTACAACCATGCGAAGCATACTGGTTTGATAACCGACAAATAACGACAAATTATAGTGAGGTGAAATTCAATGATTTTAACCGTGATGAATCTTATCAGTGGAACCCCTCCTGTGGCTCCTCCCAAGGATGTCCAGAAGTTTGAGGTAAACGATGATGTGGATGAAGGGGAAGCTGTTAAGCTGAATACCGACGGAACTGTAGAGCATTGTGCTCAGGATATGACTGACATTTTTGGGATTGCCCTGGAAAGTGGAGTAGCTGCTGATGATGATGAAATCAGAGTTCAGATTGTCCTTCCTGGAGTAGTCTTGAAGGGTGAAGTAGATACTGCGGTGACTGTAGGAACTGACGTTGGTCTTCATGGAGACCGTGACAGCTTTATAGAGGCACAGACTGGCGGTATTGTAATCAGGTATGAAGCAGATGTAGGTGAATGGGACCATTGTGTATGGGTAGTCCCATATAATGGTTTACTGTTTCAAGATAATCAATAATTAGTGCTACTAAAGGAGAGGTGAGAATAAATGGTAACTGCACGTAGAGAACATTTTGGGAAATTACTGGAGCCTGGTCTTCGTAAGATTTTCTACGAAACCTATGACCAGATTCCCGTTATGATGAACGAATTGTATAACGTCCAGACTACAAGTAATCCTTATGAAGAGGACGTTAGTATAGGAACTATGGGAGAATTCCCCAAGTTCCAGGGAACAGTAGAATACGACAGGATGTATGAAGGATACAACAAGATTTATGATTTCCCAGAGTTCGCTAAAGGCTTTCGTATTGAGAGAAAGCTGTGGGACGACGAAAGGTATAACCAGATTAACAAGAGACCTGCAGGACTGGCTATCGCTGCTCAAAGGCGGAGAGAGTCTGACGCAGCAGCTCTGTTTGAAAATGCCTTCGACAGTAACTATGAAGGTCCTGACGGAAAGCCGTTGTGTGCCACAGACCATCCGTCTAAAGCACCTGATGGTCCTTCCGAAAGGTCTAATAAAGGAACAGACGCTTTAAGTCATACCAGCCTTCAGGAAACCAAGAATGAAATGAGAGGTTTCGTGGACGACAGAGGCGGAAAAATCTCTGTAGTTCCTGATACTCTGTTGGTTCCTGTGGAACTGGAAGAGACTGCCTGGGAACTTATCGAATCTGAAGGTAAGGTCGACACCAACGAGAATAACCCGAACATTCACTATGGAAAGTATAAGTTGATTGTTTGGGACTATCTGGAAGATTCCAGCAACTGGTTCCTGATTGACTCTCGTTATGCTGCATTGTTCCTTAACTGGTTCGACAGAGTGCCCTTGGAGTTCGCTATGGAAGAGGACTTCGATACTCTGGTAGCCAAGTTCAGGGCTTACATGAGGTATAACGCAGGTTGGTCAGACTGGGTATGGATTTATGGACATGAAGTAGGAGGATAATCTTATTAGACGGGGGCGGAAAGTCCCCGTCTGATTTAAAGGAGGAATTGATATGACAGTAGGGAAATCCCGTTCCCAGAAAAGTGTAGTTTACGGTAGGGGACTGGGAGTAATAAACGAAGACCAGGAAACAACCCTGCTTTTTGATGAAGACGCTGAGATTGTAGAAGAGGATTTAATAGGTGACACCGAGCTGGAAGGAACTATGACTCAATCCAAGGCTTTGAAGATAACCTTAAATGGAGACGAGTATTTTATTCCTCTTATTGAGGATGGAGGAGCATGATAAGAGTGTGGAGCTTGGGCTGTCCTTCTCCTGGGCAGCCTAAACTACTACTCGAAGCACTCTGAAAGGAGATAATAAAATGGCAACGAGTATTTTAATTAGAGGTGACGATGACAACTTTTACTTCCTACAGCATACTAAAGTTTTGGAAGTTACTATTGGGGAAAACGAATCTTTAAGCGATGTTATTGACGTGAGAGGATTCAGGCAAATGGCTTTAGGTATGCCCAGCGAATGGACAACTGCCAACATAACATTTCAAAATGCTGATAAAGAAGATGGAGATTTCTTAGATGTCTACGACGACGATGGGGACGAATTGCTGGTAAAAGCAGCAGCCGACAGGCTTATCGTGTTAAGCGGACAGGCGGAAAAAATGCCTGACTCAATGAACGTAGTAGCTCCCTTACGGTTCATTAAGCTCAGGTCAGGGACATCTGGGACCCCTGTAGACCAAGGGGACGACAGAAAAATCAAGGTTTACCTGAGTCGGTAAATGCCACATGAAGGGGATTCTTCATGGCGGAAAAACACGAAATCTGTGTGCAAGAGAGAAAACTGGGAGCTATAGAAGCAGAACTTCGGGCTAAGGGAGAAAGAATTGCCGACCTGGAAAAAGACACCAATCATAATCGCAAGTGCTTAATAGAACTCAAATTGAAGCAGGACGCCAAGCCTACTTGGGCAGTCACTGTAATAATAACTTTCCTGGTTACTATATCAACAGCTTTAGCAGTATATATTGTAACCAACATGGAAGAACCCGATTTGGTAGAAAAAACAGTAGATGGCGTTGTATCTTTAATGTGTGGGGTGGTTTAGTGGCAAAAGAAATCCCAGATAACATGGTTTTTGGGGAAATATGGGAAGAGCCAGACGAAAGAGACTACACTCTGGACATGATTATTAAAAGACCTCCAGAAGTTCCTGAAGAATTTTGGTATGAATATCCGTATTCGATAAAGAACCAGGGTAATGTAGGTTCCTGTGTAGCTCAGACCTTAACATCCATAAGAGAAATAAATTACCACAGGAAGGGAGAAGAAAAACTGTTCTCTCCTGGATTCACTTATGCTTGTAGGGTAGAGGCTAATACTAACCACATGGGTCCTGGAATGGTTGCAGGAGCAGCAGTTAAAGAAATGGGTAAAGTAGGAGCAGTTCTCCAAGACGACTTTCCCTGGTATGAAGAAATGCCTGACCTTTACTACAACCATTTTGAACCTAACAAGGCAGAGTTAATTGACAAGGCTGGAGAATATAGAATAGCAGAGCCTTACGGAGTATATGCAAGGCTCAGGTCTTTGGATGAAATATTCGACGCCCTGTATGTGCTGGGTCCTACCACAATATCTATGGTAATGTATAGGGAATACGAAGACCCTCCTTGGAGGGAGAACAATTATAGAATGACTGCCCCTGTGGAGGGAACTGCAAGGGGTAGGCACATGATGACTCTCCTTGGCTGGGAAAAGGACGCCTTTATTGTAAAGAACAGTTGGGGAGACTGGTGGAAAGACGGAGGATACTTCTATGTTCCCTTTCATTTTTGGAACGAGAGAGCTTTGAACATGACCTCCTATGCTTTAAGGGAAACTTGGTTTGGTGAGGAGGACGAGGACTTGAAAGATTTGGTAATAGTTTATGGAGACGCAGATTATCCTTATGCAAAGAGACTTGCTGAAAGATTAGGTTGTCCTTTGGTATCTGGTGAGACAGCCAAGAACAAAGAGTTCTCTGCTGAGACAGCTTACATTGCAGGAGGAAACGATAAATACCTGGATGAACTTATACTTACAGGATTTGGTGAAGTGAAAGACCTTAGAGGAAAAAGGTTATGGGAAACAGTGGAAAATGTAAGACGGGTTTTAGATTCTTTATAAAGGGTGGTGGTATTAATTGGTAATTATTTATCCTGATTTAAAATTTCCAAAACATACTAATTTTCAACCTAACAATCCTGAATATATTATTATCCATCATGCTTTATGTAGTTCCTGCACTGTTTATGATGTTCACCAATGGCACTTAAACAATGGTTGGTTAGGCATTGGTTATCATTATTTTATAGATAAGGAAGGCGATATTTTTAAAGGTAGAGAAGACCACTGGCACGGGGCACATTGCCAGGGACTTAATTATCGTTCTTTAGGGGTTTGTTTAGAAGGCTGTTACCAGGAATATAAAAACCAAACGGATACAGAAGTTCCTTCAGCTCAATTACAAGCCCTTATAAAGTTGGTTAGAAAACTAATGAATAAACATGACATTCCTTTAAGTAATGTAGAACCTCATTCACGCTACAGTGCTAAACTATGTCCAGGAGACTTCTTTCCCTGGCAAGATTTTATTAGG